CTTGATACATATGAAGCAAATAAAGCACAAAAGGAATCCGTAAAAGAGAAGGAGAAAAGACGAAAAAAATTATTGCTTGAAATTGCTGGATTAAAAGGAGAGAAGAAATTTAAAAAAGATTCTCTTGAATATCGCTATAATAAAGACTTGACTCCTGCTGAAGTAAAAAAAATCAAAGAAGAACTTGTTGTTATTGATGAAACTATTAAGAAACTTCAAGATGAGTTGAAAGATTCGTAATATCTTTTGGTTGTGTATGGTTTCTAGTGTATGGTTTCTAGTGTTGGGTTTCTAGTGTATGGTTTCTAGTGTTGGGTTTCTAGTGTATGGTTTCTAGTGTTGGATTTCTAGTGTATGGTTTCTGGTGTTGGGTTTCTGGTGTATGGTTTTCTAGTGTTGGGTTTCTAGTGTTGGGTTTCTAGTGTTGGGTTTGTTATGAGGGGTTCTTTATGTTTAGTTTGTGAATATCCTTGTATAAAATAGCGTATTGGATGTATCTTCCTAATATCCTGCTGTCGTGTATAGTATGTAGTGTATGGTTTGTTTGTCAAACTGATTCTAGAAAAAAAAATTATAAAAAAAAAATTTATAAAAAAAATATTTTTTTTAATTGAAGTTATAAAAACCCTACACAACCATACACTATACACTAAATATATTAAAAGGGTTAGTTTAAGAGGGTTTTTTTGGTAAAACATTGTTAAAACACAGGAAGATAGCGCCCCAAACGATATTTATTAGTGTAGGGTTTCAGTGTATGGTTAAAAAAACCCTACACTAAGGCCATTTTTAAAATTAATTTGTTAAGCATAAATAATATATAAAAATAATTTTCTATATATAGATTATAATAATGAAGTTGGAAATAGAATTGGTAAAATCAAAATTCGACGGGATGAAGTTTGTAGAGATAGTCAATAAGAGCCTTTTAAACAAGTTACTTATATCTGACTACTTACAACAGACTGCTGAATGGGATGAGAAAGGCCAATTGATGGGTTATAGAAAATTAGTTAAATTTAATAAAGCAACTATTGAATATAAAACATGCAAAGTTGGAGTTGGAAGAGTATCTCCAGTGAAGGGTTTGGGATTTAATAATTTGAGAAGAGAAATAAGACATACTATTGCAAGAGACAAATATATAGATATTGATATGGTTAATGCACATCCAGTTATATTATCTCAACTTTGCAAGGCCAATAATATTGAGTGTCCTTATCTTACAGAATATGTTGCAAATAGAGAAAAAATATTTGAACAGATTAGAACAGAAAACCAAAATATAACAAATGACATGATAAAAGAAGAAATCATAAAAAAGATGTATGGAAATACACAAGACAACATAAATAATGCATTTATTAAGAACTTCACAAATGAAATGATCATAATAAATTCAAAAATAACAAACCAGAATAAAGAACTATGTAAGAGAATAGAAAAGAATAAGAAATATAACATAGAGGGTTCATGTGTATCGTTTGTAATGCAACATTATGAAAATAAGATATTGGAGAATATGTATGACTATATGGTTTCGAAAGGTGCTATCAAAGGGGGTAATTGCGCATTATGTAGTGATGGTATTATGATATTGAAAGTCGCATTTTATGATACATTATTAGAAGAAGTTGAAAAGTATGTTGCAACCAAAACTCAATTCAATATTAAACTAAAAGTAAAACAGATGAATGAAGGATATGACATGAAGTTGGAGAATGACTATGAAGACGTGAAAGAAGAATTTGAAATGAATAATTTTAAGTTATTAGAACCAATGGCATACTGTATAATAAATGATAATAATGAAGTATCTATTAGAAAGAAAGGAGAATTTATTGATGTATATCAAAACAAAAGAATAATGGATTATGATAAAGGAAAGAAGGTTGCTTTTACTGATAGATGGATGGAAGATGAACAAATAAGAGTATATGATAAGCTAGAATTTAAACCATGTTTGGAAACTCCTCCAAATGTATATAATACTTTTGATGGATTCAAAGTAACCAAAACTGAATGTGAAAAGTTAAATATTGATATTAAAAATATCAAAGAAACCAAAATATATAAACACATTGAGAAGTTGTGCGGCAATGATGAGAAAGTTATAGACTATTTCTTAATGGTTTTATCTCGAAAAGTTAAGAATCCAACTAAATTAACAAACACAGCTATTATTATGAAATCAGAAGAAGGAGCAGGAAAAGATACTTTTTTCAATTGGTTTGGTAATGATATATTGGGAGAGAAATACTATTTCAATGATTCTGATTTGAACTTAATATTTGGAACATTCAATGCAAGTTTAAATAATAAAATTCTAATTGTTATGAATGAGGCATCAAGAAAAGAAACTGCTAATATTCTCGAAAGAATAAAAGACAGAATAACAAAAGTCACAAATAATATTGAATTCAAAGGTTTTGACCCTATACAGCAAACAAACTGCGCAACATTGATATTATTAACAAACAATGATAATCCTATTAATATAACTCCTACCAATAGACGATTTACAGTTTGGGAATGTGATAATTCTATTTGTAATAACAAAGAATATTTTGACGCTCTCAGAGAAGAATTAAATAATAAGTCATATGCAAAGTTATTTTATGATTATTTTATGTCATTAGAATCAGATGATTATGATTTTACTAATAATAGACCAATGACACAAATATACAGTGATTTAAAAGAAGCTAATAAACCAATTATTATATTATTTCTAGAAACATTAATAAGTGCATGGCATAGTATTATTGTGGATAAAGGAATAGTTAAGAATACAATTGAAACATATGGAGCATCTCAATTATTTGCTTTATTCAATGCATTNGTTAAAGAAAATAATTTTAAGTGTGATTATACNCCTACTTGTTTTGGTTTGAAATTGAAAAGTATAAATCAAGTTNTTAAAAAGAGAACAAATAAAGGAGTTGTTTATGAAATAAATATTGAAGAATTAGAAAAATCATTTATCGAAAAGAACTTTATAAAATATGATGAAGTCCAAAATTAATAATTATTAATTATAAATAATATATATTTAAAAAATTCTCAATCTAATATATATAATATGGAATTTGAAAACAAAGTTAAGAAGACCCGAGGGGAATATATGAAGGAGTATATGGCAAGAGAGATATATTATAAATGCTCCTGTAGCGGGCATATATTCAAGTTATATAACAAACACTCTCACAATAAGACTCAGAAACATAAAGCTTTCGTAAATACAAATAAAGAACCAGTATATTCTAAATGGCAAATAATAGATGGTATGTTATCTAAAATGGATGTTGCAGAACAAGGCACTACTACTACTCAATAAAATATTATATTGAATAATAACATAATCTTAATTATTAATTATATTTAAAAATATTTAAAAAAATCTCTCACTATAATATAGTAATAATTATGGAAGAAAATAAATGCAATAAAATCAAATTGACAGACAACCGAAAGGAATATCAACGCAAATACATGCAGTCATATAATAAAAAGGAACTTACACATTACTGTGAAGCGTGTTCAAAGAATATTAATTTTTTGAACAGATACATACATAACAAAGCAAAATATCATTTGGAGAATGTAAAGAACAATATAATTAAACCAGCAGAACAAACAAATGACAAGATTAAACAATTAGAAGAAGACATAAAGAAATTAAAAATGTTGTTTGAAAACAAAACACATCAATAATCATACATAGCCAACCTCTTATTACAACAACGACAGAATCCACCCCCTAATATATATATATGAGGATGCGGATGATTGCATCCAACAATCATAATTTTAAACTTAGTTATTAATCTATTGATATGACTAAACAATTTAAACATTTAAATCTATTATTATATATTATTATAATAATTTTACCATAAATATTTATTACTGAAATAACTTGGATATGGATATACGTTATAGTCATTCTTATGTCTTTTATAATATCTATCTTTACGCAACAAATTTTTATGATCCATATTTGAATATGCTCCGATCAAATCTTTAAATTGTGCATGATTTCTTGAACCAAATGATGTTATATATTTTAATTTATTATCATATACATCATACTTTTTATCACCTCTACCAGGAGCCACAAATATCATATTATCTTTTAAATAAACCTTGCGATTGTTCATATACAATAAGAATATAATAAATGTTATATTAATTATATTTAAAATACATACATATATATATGCAATAAATAAATAAATAAATAAAATAAATCACAATATGCTATGTAATATCATGATTTATTCATTTTTGATAGACGAAAAAATGCATTTTTTCGCCGGATAATCACGAATAAACCAATAAATACATGTATTATATTGATTTTATTCATTCTTATGGACATTATCTATATGAGATTTTGTTTTCACATGACTGTATTTATGAGTATTTAACATTTCCATTTGACATATATTACATATATATTTCTTTTTGCCATGATGGCCATATTTTTCTTTGTATTCATCTCTATGTAATATAGCATATTGTTTTCTTTGTTGAATATTTTCTGGTTTCTTTTGCATATCATTATTATATTTAATATACTCTTCTTTTGTTCTTGATGGTTTATTTTTATTAGTAATCTCATTATATTTTTCTCTTATCAGTTCTCCTTCCCTTTTTAATAATTCATCTCGTGTATTACATTTATAATATTCAATCAATTCAATATATACATCATCATATTTCATTACATCAGCATGATATATTTTACATGTATTATTATTAATATGATTTTTATAATCCCGTCTATGTCCTGCTAATCTTCTTGATAATGTCTGAGTGGTGCTTCCAACATAATAAAGGGGTGTTTGAAAACTTCTTAAAGCATATATCTTTCCATCATGATATTTGTTCGTTTGGTATTCCATTGATATTTTTATTTATTATGTTTTTATATGTTTCATTATTAATTTTTATTCTTTCTTTGCGTATGTTTGTATTTGTTCATTAATTGAATTTCCCATGATATCAGCTAATCTCTGCATTTTATCGATTGGAACTAAATTGCTGATTGCAATATGACGGTTTGCTGATACTCCAAGCTTTTTCCCAACAACTGCACCCAATCCAGAATAAATTTTACTTAATGCATTACGTGTTAGTTTTTCTCCTTTATCATTTAATAAAAGCCATCCATCTTTATTAAACTTTTGTAATTCTTTAAGATAGTCATTCAATGGTGCATATAATTCATTATTCAATTTGATTTCCTTGCTCCCGTATGTCTTCTTTGTTTTGTATTCATTCATATAATAAGTTGCTGTCTTCTTTCTCTTATCCAATACAATATAATTATATTCATCATTTAGTTCTTTATTAGTTTTATACATTATTTTACTATCTGCAATATCAAGCCTGCTTGGAACATCCTGATACAATATATATATAATGTAATTTCTAAACTTATTTAAATCATGCATTGTGTGTATATTAGTTGGTATTTGTAATTTCAAATGTTCTGTTATCTTTTTTACATCATCCTCATTTGTCCAGTTCTTTTCTTCTTCTGGTGTCTTCTTATGTGTTGCTAGTTTATTTTTAATGTTCGAATTATATTTGTCTATGTATTCCATATATAATTCACTTGCATCTTTTATTTGTTTCTCTAACCCAGAATTTGAATCTTTTGATAACCCTTTAATATATGATAACACAGCCCCAAGTTTTGTTTTCTTGCTATTGTCATTTTCATAATACTTATCCAAGCAATCAATAATATGTTTTGGTCTATCCACAAAATCTATCCCATTCTTTAGTTTTGCAACATCAAACAGTTTCAATAAACAACTCGTATATGTTTTAATACTAAGAGGGCTTAAATCATGTCTATCTTTGAATAACTCCATTATATTATTACTATAGATTATTATTTTTATTTATATCCTCCTGGAATAAAATATTTAAATTACTGTCTTCATGGCTGTCTTTGTGTATCCTGTTACAAAACCAGTATTAGGTATTGAGTGATTAGTATTGTTATAAGAGAGAACATTTCCAAAAGTAAAATTGACTGCCCCATTATTACTTTTACTAATGATGTATTTATCTGAACCAGTTCCCACATTATAATTTGTTCTAACTGCATTATTATAAAAGAAATACGTGTTGGCGGATGCTGTATTACTAAAATTTATAATGCTTGCTGTTGCTGATGCAGTATTTGCAAGAAATAATAATATGCACGAATTGATTGTTGAACTTGATGTTGCATTGCTTGTATTTCCAATGTCAATTAAAGCCGCGCATGTAGATTGTGATGATGCTTGCAATAAAGAAGAACCAAACAAATTACATCTTGAACTTCCACTTACAAGTATCATTGATTTGGTTGTATTGTTATTAAGTAAAGGTGTATTGCTTATTTGGCTCCCAATCATACTTAAACTTCCATTGATTAAATTAATTGCGCTTGTGCTTGGTGTCATATAAAGCACGCTCGAATTCTTTATTGTCACATCTGCTAATATAGATCCTCCAGTTGTATTAACACTTAAGCAATTAAAATTTGGAGGAGGTATTAATACAACATTTGATAATACTGTTGAGTTACTATATGCTGTAGAATTCATAACAGAAATCTGGCCCACAATTTGAACATCATTTATTTCTGCAATAGAATAAAAACTTGAATTCTGAAGCATATTAATCCCAACATCTCCAATTATTACACAACCAACTGATGAAGACCCAAAAATACCAACTCCGCTTTTCGTTATCAAAATTGATTCATTATAAATTCCACTGCTTAAGTTAATGCTTGCACTAACATCTGCTGATAAAAGATTTATAACATCAATGCATTTTTGAATTGTCTTATACGAGTTACTTATTGAACCGTCCCCCGTTGAATCACTGCCTGATGTAGAAACATAATAATTATATTGAAATTGTGATATAGAAACTGGAGAATATGCCGCGAATGACAATGCATTACTATTTGAATTTAATAAATAATTCCCATTTGCTGCAGGACTTGAAGTTGGAAGTGTATATAAATTATTAACTGAAACAGAGCCCATCAATGAAATGATATCCTCTGTTATTAATAAGTTATTACTAGCTCCGCACTCAATCGATGAATTATTACCAGATGGATTTGTAAGACTTATTTTATAAGGAACATTTGAAGACATGATATATATAATAATGAAAGAAATTATTATATATATTCTTTTATATATATACGAGCCCCATTGTTAAATGAGCTTTAAATGCATAGATTTAATTATTTAGATACTCAAAGCAAAAGCAGCATTTACTGCAGTAGCAAGGTTTGCAACTCGTGTAATCAATGCGTTAAGATCTCCAGAGCCTGTAACAAAATTACTTGCATTTACAGAAGCATCAAATACATATGAACCGTTAGAAGTAGAACTATTATTGAAATTAACTTTAGTATTTCCAGAATTATCAGTAACATAAATACTCGCTGTATCAGAAGGGAACATTGCAGAAGCCAAGCCAATATTTCCAACTTTAGACAATTGATAATTATTAGCATCAAGATTTTGCTGCATAGGAGTATATACAAAAGCACCGCCAGCAGGAGGGGTAGGGATAGATGGTTGATTCTGAAAAATCAAATTGCCACTAGAAGAAGACACGACCATTTGACCCGTTGAAGGAGCCGATGATGGAAGAGCATACATTTTAGCACCAACACTATCATTTACTTGAACACCAGTCCCAGTTTGCGATACCTGCAATTCAAGACTAGTTCCACCAGCAACTTTTATACCACTAGATGCAATAACATCAAGTTTAAATGGAGTGTTAATGAGAGAGTTATTCGAAAACTGATCTTGAAGTTTGATATCAAGTTTGCTTGTTCCAGTGTTATCTTGTAAAACTAAATGATTCGGAATATAAGACATCTTAATTATAATATTAAATTAGATAAAAAAATTTCTTATATTAAATTTATTATGTGAAAGTTATAGTTGTCAAGTTCGTTATAATTTCTTTCAACTTATCAATATCAGATGCCATTTGATTAAACGTTCGAGTATATTGTTGTGTTGCAAATGTTATCTCTCCATTGAAATTTACAATATCCATTCCATTATCTTCATTCATATCAATAGACGAATAATTAGGATTAGATGTTGTATTATGCAATCTAATATCTCCATACGTATTTATAACATTATCAACATCATCAGCTTTTAATAAATCTGTAAAATGAGCGTTAAATGGATTTGTCCCATCTGATACTAAAAATGAGCCTTGAGTTGATGTTATAGAGGGCTCACTATTTATAATTGCATTTTGTTGAGGAGGAGCATCTTGAACTTCAACCCAACTTGCAGTTTGCACATTCACTCCTGCATTATTTGTTGTAGATGCAATCTCCCAAACAAAATTTTGTGTTGTGTTATTTGGAGCCTTTGGAACTGCAGCCTTTGGTAGTATGCCTTTATTTAGATAATCAGATGAAACGTATAATTCATTACTTATTAGTTGAGTTGTCATTATACTATAAGAATATAATAAATTTATAATATTATCATAATATAAATGTCATTGCATACAGTGTTATTTAATAAGTATTATTGGAATATTAACAGTATTGTCGATTGGCTATATGAGCATAATATCCAACCAATAAAAGGAGCGAGAGAACAAGAAAATTACATTAGAACAAGAATAAGAGACCCTAAATTATTTAAATCATTCTATACAGTGAAAATACCCAAACAACACATTCAATTAGTTATTGGTCGAACTTAATTTCTCCATAGATTTTTAACATTTCTCCCATTTAGAGATTCTTTTATTTGTTTGAGTAATGATTTTTTGAATTTACCAGTTCCCCAGTCTTCCATTGTTGGCTCTATTTTTGCTTTACCTTTAAACTTAGTCCCATGAACTTTTTTCAATTCATCCATCAAATTGACGCTTTCTGTTTTGAATATTTGCTTTGGATTCTGTTTTGTTGGTTTTAATGCTGGAGGATTCTTTATTTGATCCAATACACTCACATTTTCTTTTAAAGACATAGGCTTATTTTCTCTTGGAACGGCTGATGTAATATTTATATTTCTTAATTTATGTGGTTGCTGTATTTGTGACAATAATGTCAATTCTTTAAAATTATCATTTGTAGGCGATATATGGATTGGTTGAGGATTTGAAACTGGAGATAATTTAACATTATGTAAAGGTTCCGAATCCTCATATTTTTTAATAAAATTATTCTTTTTAACAACATGATGCTTATTTTCATTTTGTTCTGTTTGGATTGCTCTATCTAGTAAATAGTGGCGCATGTTATACCCTGCATTATGCGATAATCTAGGAACTTTATACATATATAATAATAATACATTTTAATTTATAATAATCTTTTATTATATTATTGATGTCATTTGAATTGATTGATAATAAAGGGATATACACATCTCAAGAAGCGAGAATTTATGAATTAAAAGCTATTGGAAGCGATGGCGAGATTTTGTATAAATATCCAGTTGATGAGAAACCATTTGATAATGGAGGAGAAATAATAAAGTTTAATAGAGATGGAACCTCAACTTTCATCCCAATATCCAGTATTGAAGGAGGGCTGCCTGATCCAGTCCCAGAATTAAATATTGTTAAATTGAATATTGTTGATACAGATGGTGAGTTATTTTATACACTCCCAGAAGTAAAACCAACAGAAGAAAACAGTATTATTATTATAAATCAAGATGGAACGAGTGATTTAGTGCCTTTTAATTTACAAACTGCATATGCATGTTATGGAGTTTCTGGAAGAGTTATGACTCCAAATCAATCAGTTTTATTTAATTTTAGCAGTATTCAAAAACAAGTAAATGTATCTCTTGAATCTGGAAACAATAGAAATATCGTTATATCTAAATCAGGAGATTATAATATAAGCATTTTATTCCAAACATCCGCAGCAGTTGCTCAACAATCTATGACTGCAACATTATTAAAGAATAGTCAATATATAGCGGATGATTTAAATTTATTAATAACTCCTCCAATTCAAACGACATATAGCAATAATTTGATATCAATAATATCATTGGTTCAAGGAGATATTCTGCAATTAAGAGGAATAACTGGAAATAATGGTAATTTGACAGTTGGAGGAATATCAATTATTTTATCTTTATTATAAAAATAATAATCTAATATAAATATATAATCAACATGTCATCTCAACTTATCAATGGTCAGTTATTTTGCAGTGCAGATTCTTTTATTGCAAATAATCTAATTGCTGGAAATTTTCGAGCTCCTGCGGCTCAGCAAAATCTTGCTGCTGGAGCTGCATTAGTTCTTCCTTATCGTGTTCCTGCTGCTTCTTTAATGGTTAATAATGGAGTTACAGTAGATGTTGCAAACAATGATATTATAATTCCTGTAAGTGGAACTTATAATATTGTTCATGACCTTTCTCTTGGATCAGGAGGAAATCCCACAACATATAGTGTCACTCTAAGTATCAATGGAGTAGCCAATGTTAATACTGGTCTAACTTTTGCTGATTTTCGTATTAGCGCAGACGCAGAACAATTACATCCAATGTTCTCAACTATTCGATTGTCTGCAGGAGATAAACTTCGATTTACACTTACAAACTCTGGAGCTCAAAACTTAATTGTGTTCCCTCTTTGTTCATTGTCAATTCAACTTGTGTAAATGTTTATTTAACCTTGCATAAGCATTCGTTTCATTTCTGCCTTGGTCATCTTACGGCCGCCAACCATGCCCAAACCGAGCGAGTCAGCAATATCTGCAAGATGTGATTGTCCTTGTTCTTCAGGGCCATAATGTCCTTCAGCCATCTTCTTGGTTCCTCGAAGATGCTGTTTAACAGTCTTTGATGCTTCCTTATATAAAGGATGTTCAATTATTTTTTTAAACTTTTCAATATAAGGTTTATATTTCTGTTCTCTAAGAAAACTCATTGCTCTGGAGAGAACATTTGCACCACCCAAAGTTTTATCATTCACAATGTCATAATGAATTCGTTCATTTCGTTTGACAGCAGTCAAGACATCTTCCGTAGTCAAGCAGCCAACAGTTGTTGATACGACGTTAGAACCATATAACTGCATAGCGCCCTCATAGTTAATTGCAATAAACATCTGATAAGGAAGAGTTCCTCCATTAAATGGAGTGCCGGCTGTTGTAGGAACTGCTGCATAAAAACTAGCCGAAATTTGAAGATTGCATTTAGTGAGACAACCAGGAGCCAAGTCTGAAGCGAGAACTATTTGACCCTGAGAGAATTTAAGACAGATTGGAGACCCAACACCTGCAGCATATTCTGGAACATAATTTCCAGCACCATTAAGTGCAAATGGTCTCGATGTGAGAAGATTAGATGTCCATGAAGAAAAAGGAACATTAATTCCATTCTGAGCTTGAAATGAATATAGATCTATATCTGATGCATTTGTAAGGAGATTTTGACCATTGAAATTAACTTTAAGAGTTTTCGTGACATATGTTGCAAATGTATCTGGTATCATATATCCCGCATTTACTGAACCATCATTAATTGCATAAGAATTTATAGATGGTTGAACCCAGATATACAATTCCTTAGGAATTCTCGAGAGTTGAAGAACACTAGACTGAAATTCAACTCCTGCAAGGCTTCCTGGTCTAATTGTTGAGTTTGCTCTAAGATTCAACATCACAGGATCTGATGAGAATACATTGAATTCGTTATATGGAAGAGTGAGAGTGCTAAGTTCTCGACCAACATCCAAAAGTGAAGGAACCATTTGTTGAACTCTCAATTCAGATGAATTCATAGTAACTGTTATACCAGATGCTGCAATTTGTGAATCAGCACAAAATAATCTGCACACATTACCCCAATTTACAGTCAAATTAATTTGAGAAAGTTTCTGAAAAGCTGGAACTCTGTCTTTCAAAGATTGGACAAGAGGGCTCATCCAAATAGGCTCAATAACAACATATCTTATTATTGTTTTATTAATACCTTGGTCTGCATTTTTAGTAATTTCAATTGGAGCATATGAACCACGAGCAAACTGATTTTCACCGGATGCCTGAGTTGCATTGTTAAATGGAGACCATTGACCACCTGCTGAATATGGAGCAGTAACATCACAGTAATTAGGACTAGAAGAATAATTGATCCATTTATCCATTAATCCGAAACGAGTTAATACTGGATATAACTGACCACTTTCAATAGTAGTATTTGAATTCCCAACACTAAGAACATAATTTTTTGAAAATGCAAGAAGAGGGAACGCTCGAAGTGCAAAATTACAATTAGCAGGAAGATCTGCTGCATTGCCAAAGTGAGGAATTGTTAAAGAGAAGTCATGCACTTGAAGAAACAATCTATTCGTAAGAGTTTCATTCGAATTGCAGTTAATAGTCCAGCTTGTAGAAACAGAAGACGTATTATTGCTCTTGATTGTGTAAAAATTCAAGTTAGATACAGATTTTTCAACTGCATATACAACCTCTGTCTGATAATCACAAACTGGATCGACGATTAAAGTAGTTGGAAGGGCTTGAACAATTGTTGCACTCATTCTTATTATATATTATAATTAGATTTTTATTTCTAATTTAATTTACTATATATTTATTATTATTAATATTTATTGCTTTGAGAATATTTCAAAATAATATATTTGAAATTTTTCAAATTTTGTTGGGGTTTATTATTATCTATATTAATTATTCTTTTACTAGTTGGTTCTGAAATTGGATTGTGTCATTACTAACAATGATTTGAGGACAATCTCTGATAACGCATATACTTCTGCTTTCTATTTTTTGAATTGCTCTTAATTCTTTTGTATCGAATCCAAAATATTCATTTAGCACATATTCAGTGCCATGATTGGATGAGTTTTTGAAAAATACAAAATGAGTTGCTCGTTGTAATAATCTTTTTGTCTGGTTTCCATTTGCGCTTAAATGCATTGTTATACAACTATATGTATTATAAGATCGCCCAACTTCCAACACTTTATTAATTAAATCAAAGCATGCTTTATCAACTCGTTTATCAGAAATAACATCAACATCATCAGCAACAAACATTGACTCTTTAAAGTCTTCTGCTTCAAATTCTGCATCAGGGAGTGATTCAAGAGGGATTCTTTTTAAATTAGGGATTTTATCAAGCAATTTATCTTCTGTTTTTTGAGATAGGAGATATATACGGTATTTTGGATAATACTTGACAAATTGCATTAAATACTCAGCCAACCAAAAGCTCTTTCCGCTTCCACTTCGCCCACATATCATAACTGCATGAGGATCTCCATATACTGAATTTGGAACTATCTGCCATCGTCCAGATTTTAAAACAACCTTACTTTTGGATACATTAGATCCCTTTAATCCTGCCCCTGCGCTTGCTTCATTCTCTAAGAATTCATTGACTGAATCATCATCATTATCTTCATTGAGCATTTTAATAAGTTTTGCTATCTGATCCATCGTCATAATTTCATTTTGTTTATTATTGTTGTTTGTATGTTCTTTTAAATGATATGACATTTTGGAGCATGTTTTACAACATAACTTTTTCATATTGCATTTAGGGCTACATTCAAGACAACATTTAAAGTCTGGTTGATATAAATATATCTCTGTTCCATTCTCTGATTCGTTCTTGCTATCAATGATTTTTGCAATCCTTTTGCCCTTTGTAAAGCTTAATTCTGCGCTCATTTATATATATAATATGGATATATATAAATAATTTTTAATAAAATTATATATTAATTTACTAGATATTCAATATAAATATCTATTATGAGGGTTTGATTTAATTGAGAAAGAAAAAAGGATATAAGGCTTACAAATAGTAATTAGAGGGTATTTTAATATTGTATTCTTTGATGAGTTTATGAGTATAAGTGTTTATTTTATTGTCAAGTTTGATTGTTATATCTTCTAATTGTTTCAAATTGAATTTCTTTATAATCTTATCAATATCAAAATCAAGCTTCTTTTCATTAAAGCTGAATTCATAAATGTTGCTTAATAATGGTTTCAAGTTGTCCAATTGAATATTAATTTCTTTTATATCAATATTTTTTCCAAGTTCAATAATATTAATGATGGTTTTAATAATATTATTTGCTTTATTCAATATGCCAATGTCACTTAATAAGACTTTATTAAGTTTAGCCATAAGTTTATTATTATCATTATGATTTGCCATTGAATATAACCGCTTAATTGCTTTCAAATACTTTGAATATGTCATATACTCTTCTAAGTTGTATTTAATGCAACTATCATAATCATCTGGTTTTGGTGATAAGGGGAGAAATGTTAATCCGTGTTTGGTTGCGGATTTTATAATGAATACATTACTCATTTCTGTGTAGAATCCATTGAATATAAACGCAATGTCAATTTTGGTTATAAATAAGGGTAGTGATTGATATAAATAAAACTTTTCATTTCTGATTATTTTATATCCTTTTATTATCTCTTCTGGAGACCATCTCAATGTTATTATTTTCCTTATCTTCTCTCTCATTTCAAAATATTGTAATAGTGACGGCTTCTCTTTCACTGATTTTAATAAATCATCATAATCTTGTTTGTCAATATATGGATGTAATTCTTTGATTTCTTGTATTGTTGCATCATAATTATAATTGATTACTTTATGCTTCTTTATCGTTCCCAAATTATTAAATTTGTCAATAAATATTGGATCAATCCCACTCTTAATATCCAATATTATATAATTTGTTTTCAACAATTTTTTAATGATGAGTTGAATTCGTTTTGATATCGTTTTATCTGTATCGTTTTTAAAATCTTCAGATAAATCAATATCGCTTGCGTCTCTGTTTGACTTTCTAACAAATGACCCAGCATATTTTACATTCTTTGTATCATATGATATTGCATTTATAGCGTCAATTAACTCATTATTAAATGACTCTGGAATTAGCTTTGGTTTATTCGCGCTCAACATTATAATAATAATATAAAATTTATAGTAATATTCTTTTCTTTTTATCGCCAAGTTTATTTATTGTGTCTTCTTGGAGTGATTTATCTTGTCTTTCTTCCAATAGTTTATTATATAACAACTGATATACTGCATTTTGTTGTTCTGCATTTTCTTTTGCTTGTATTCTATTATTGAATTCTTCAACATTTTTCATATTGACAATATCCCTTCTTTTCCCCATATCCGCAATACTATATAATTTATTCATATAGTCATTNTATGTAANACTTTTGATATCTCGACGTGTTCCCATACCCATTATTCGCTTNCCTCCAAACATACCCTTAAAGTCTTTGAATACATTAAAAGCACTATTTAAATCTTGACCAACCATAGAGGCCAAGTCACCAATACCAGGAACACCGCANCCTCTCATTTGAACACCTTTCCCTCGCATCGCATTACTTGCAACTTTAGAACCAGTTTGACCCAACGAACCAAATACAGAAGCAAGCGGGCCNACAATTGGAAGCATACCCATCGCTTGAGAAAANCCAGGAATATTTGAAAATGTTGATAAATAATCACTCATAGATGCAGCNCCTCCTCTATATTTGACTCTTCGACCTTGTCCTTTTGGAACAGATGCAGATGCAAATACAGATGCTAATGCAGCACCTGGATCAGGTTCAGATTCTTCATCAGATAAAGGAGGAGGAGTTGGAGGAGGAGAAGGAATTGATTTTTGTTTTGAAGGAAGAGATGGTTTTCGTCTTGGAGGAGGAGGCAGTCTTTCATCATCATCTTGTTTTGATTCTAATTGTTGATCATTTTGTTTTGGTTCTTTTAATTTTTTCATAATTTCATCATACTTTTTCTTTTTCGCTCCTTTATATAAATCACCAGTTAAACTATTATCATAACGACCCATTGCTTGAGATATTTTTTGTTTCTGTTTTCTTTCAGTTAGATTTTGATTTGAAATAGTTGCTTTAATATAGTTTTCTAATGATTTCTCATCACCTGGAATAACTTTTAAAACCTCTTTCAATTCTGCAACAATTTCTTCAGCTGGCTGTTGTTGCTTTTCTCCCTCTTTAAACATCTGCAAGGTTAATTTATTTTTGTTAATTTCATCTTCAATCTTTTTAACTTCTTGATTGTTTCCCGATTTCTTAGCTTTTTCTAAATCAACCTCAAGGGATTTGATTTTATTGAGTTCTTCTCCAACTATCTGTTTGTATGTTTGTTGTTGAGGTTGCATTCTTGTTTTTTCAACAATCTCTCTAACTTCTTTTGCAATTGGAAGCTTAATTTCTTTTCTTTTTAGTATTCTTCTGCTCGTAATATTATGCTTCTTTCTATTCATTAATTCTCTTAATCTCTTGACTAATTGCTTTTTCTTATCAATATTTTTCTCCATTCTTATTTCTTCAATCAATAAAATGATTTCATTATCTATTGTTTGTGAAGGCATTATATAATATTGTCAGATAATATAATTTTTATATTCTTTATTATTTTCACATTACAGCAGTATATCTTGCGCCTCCGTGTTGTTTTAAATATTTAGATGCTTCCCCAAGTGACATACCCTTCTCTCGCATCAATTTAGAAACAGCCATTCCTCGTGCAGTTGGTGCTCGTTTTGGTTTCTTCATTTTACCCAATCCAAGCATATTTAAAGGCCCCAACCAATCAAACAACCCAGTCATACCGCCTCCTTCATAATCAGAAACTTTATTAACAACTGCGCCACCTCTTGGTTTTCGTTGTCTTCGTCCATTTCCAGCCATACCTAAAAGACCCAAGGGATTCATCATACCCATTATCGCAGACAAAGGATTAAAAGCTCCTCCTTCATAGTCAGAAACTTTATTGACTACTGCGCCGCCTCTTGGTTTTCTTTGTTTGCGGCCTCCTTCATAATCAGAAACTTTATTAACAACAGCGCCACCTCTTGGTTTTCGTTGTCTTCGTCCTGAGCCTAAAATTCGATTCACTCTGTGCAAGATTTCGCTTTCACTTGATAAACTGCTCATGTATATATATTATTATACTAGATTATATTTTTTAATTTACTCATTAATTTTATAATGTCCTCAATTATTTCTTTCGATTCTTGTTTTGGTTCGTCATCGTTTTCATTGTTTATAATCTCTGGTTTATCGTCATCTTTGAGTAATTCTTGACGCAATTTAATGCTTTTTTCTTTTTGCATATGTTTCTGTGACTTCTTGTGAAAATAATAATAATTGTTCAAATATGTTCTATTGCATAAGTTACAGTGAATCTCTTTATAATTAAATTTCTTTTTCTCCTCAACATTCTCAGGTTTTGCAGTTTCAACATTTTCCATCATATAATATATATATTATAAACCAATAATATATTTTCTATAATTATTATATATAATAAGAAATGAGTGTTGAAGAGCAGTCCATTTTTGATAACATGCAAGAACTTAATATTAATGATCACGAAGAGCTTATGTCTGAAGATGACTTTTATATATCCAATTTAATATTTAATTTTATCCAGGATGACAAACTAGAAGATGAAAAGACATTGGAAGAATACATTTTATCATTCTTGAATAATGATGAAAAGTTTGATATAGAATGTGTTGAAAAGAAAGAATAAAAATTTTATGGTTTAATATTATGTATGCAATATTTATATACACTCAATATATGGGGTCTAANGTCTCTAAATTATGCAAAGATTTTAAATTAAAGAGCACGTGTATAAGTAACTGTTGCTCTGATGGAAGTAAAAATGACGTGAAAATTGATGATGGATCACCAAAAAATCATAAACATAAGCATAAAGAACATAAACATAAACATAAACATAAAGAAGAGAAAGACGATGAAGTTGTTGGTTAAGTTGCTTGTTCAACTTGTTTTACTTGTTCCGCTCTAATCAATTTATTATAATTGTTCTGATACTGCAATAATTTGTCTCTATTTTGAATATAATACAACTTATATTTATCTTTGTTGTCTTTGTAATATTCTTTTTTGTCTCTATTTGGTATATTCTTATTTATTGCATCTGCTGCTGCTTGGATAATCTCCTTTTCTGCATTTCTTAGTTCTTTATGATTTTTGCAAACTACTCTTTTAATAACTTCTATATGGTTATCTCCTGACGAAAGAACTTCAAAAGATGAGTATTTTGGGCATCCTCCTTTCAAATAAAGCTTATACATTGATTTGTGTTGAGTTAATCGTGTATGTATGTCCTTTGTTGTGCTTCCGTAATACGACTTGGTGCAATTGGGTGAATAAATTCTATATACTATACCGTCCATTCTATTATTTATATTATTATAATAGAAAATAATTTTTAATTAAATTTTAAATATATTTTACTTAAACATCATAAATATATTTTAATTTTTATACATATTTATAATATAATGGTTGATATTGCGTTATCTAAAAGTGATTTGTTAAAAATGTTTGATGGCAGATTAAATATATATGTATATAATGAGATTAAGAAGTTCAACACAATTGACGAATTATTGGGTATGTATGGGAGAGCTATAATATTGTATAATTGGGAGCCTGGATGGGGTCATTGGGTCTCAATTTCTAAATTAGATAATGGTGATATTGATTTCTTTGATAGTTTCTCATCTAAACCAGATCACGAATTAAAAGATATTCCTAAACAGTTTAAAATGGAGAATGGGATGGAATATCCATATTTGACAAAATTATTATATGAGAGTCCATATCAAATAGAATACAATGACAAAGTAATACAACATAAGGATAGTTGTTGCTGTGGGAGATATTGCGCAATACGATTATCTTGTCCTAATCTTACAATAGACGAATTTAATAAATTATGGAGCAAGGATAAAAAGAAGAATGATTTATTGAGTGTCAAACTAACAGAGAATTAAAATATATTGAAATTAAATATATAAACATAATATATAATACTATGAGTTACAAATATACTACCAACACAGCGGAGGGTATCATATATTACAACGCTACAATTACGAATGAAACAAATACAAGTTATCAAACAATACCCGCGGAGTTCTTACAATCTATGGATCAGGCTATTCTTGATCAACCAAAATTATATAATTTGGCGATAACTAGATTTAATGTTTCTTCACAATCGATTCCATTTTGGATTGTTCCAATTCAATTAAACCAAGCAGATCCTAATTTGACGCCTTACAGTGTGGCTCTAAGTTACAAAAGTCCTCTCAATAATACAGCCTCAACTGGAGAAGTATATTTGAGATGGTATTCAGAACAAGCAGCGCCTTATTATAGTGGTGGAGTTATCAAAGTCCAACAGTTAGACAGTGGATATTATTTTAGTTATTCCAGGCAGGATTTCATTGATATGTTTAATGATGCNTTGGAGGTTGCATTCCAAACACTATATGATACATTCACTGCTTTATATCCTCTAGACCCTACACCTCCTCCTTTGATTAGTCAATTCACCGCTCCAAATGTTCCAAGTCCTCATTTTCCATTTTTGAATTGGAATGAATCTTTGAATAAGTTTCAAATGTATTTCAATCTTACAATGTTTGCGGGAGATAATCCTATTGAAATATTTGTGAATAATTTATTATATCCTCTCATTCAATTCCCTGCTGACAATAGAGTTTATAATAGACCAGTTGATTCTGTATTTGCTTATAAAATTGAGATTCCTCAAAATAATAATTATTATACTCCTACCTTCTACCAGGCATATCCTAACATTGAGAAATATCCATATGTTATTACATATTCTGACCATGATACATTGGGTTTATTTAGTCCTTTAAGAAGCATTGTTATTACATCAAATACTCTTCCAACACAAAATGAGATATTACAACCTGCTACTAATCCATTCTTCACAACTACTCCTTCCGCAGTTTCTCAGCTACTACCCCTCAAGATGGTTTCTGATTTTGAACCGGATTTGTTCTCACAGAATCAAATTAATAGAGACTTTATACAATATAATCAATCTATTAATAACTCTCGATTAATATCCTTTTGTAATCACAATGTCGCAATTAATCAAATTGACATTAAATTCTGGTGGAGTGATTTCAATAATATTATACGGCCTATTTATCTTTATTCTGGCTCAAGTATGGATATCAAACTTGCTTTTGTTCCAGTTGGTTATATTAAAACAGACTAATTAATCCTGAATAAAATTCTTTTACATATATATATATATATATATAATGCCGAAGTCAAACTTATTTTATGGCCTTCCATTTGCTAAACCTAAAGGAAAGAAACAAGCATCTGAAAAAGAAGCAATCGATCACTATCCATACTCCATTAAATTCTTTGGACTTCATGCAATAACTCCAGAGCATTATAAATTACTACTTGATACATATGAAGCAAATAAAGCACAAAAGGAATCCGTAAAAGAGAAGGAGAAAAGACGAAAAAAATTATTGCTTGAAATTGCTGGATTAAAAGGAGAAAAGAAATTTAAAAAAGATTCTCTTGAATATCGCTATAATAAAGACTTGACTCCTGCTGAAGTAAAAAAAATAAAAGAAGAACTTGTTGTTATTGATGAAACTATTAAGAAACTTCAAGATGAGTTGAAAGAGTCGTAAATATCTTTTGGTTGTGTATGGTTTCTAGTGTTGGGTTTCTAGTGTATGGTTTCTAGTGTTGGGTTTCTAGTGTATGGTTTCTAGTGTATGGTTTCTAGTGTTGGGTTTCTAGTGTATGGTTTCTAGTGTTGGATTTCTAGTGTATGGTTTCTGGTGTTGGGTTT